CTTCACAGACCCGGGTCCAACATTACGACAAAAGTCGATAACATTGGCATCACTGAGGTCTCGCCATTTGAACTGAGGAATAATTTCATCCCGAAGGATGATTTTACCTGCAAATTCAGCAGCAAGCTTGGATATTAGAGACTTAGTCTCTGATATCTTACAACCAAGCTTGTCCAGAGTCTTACGATAAACTTTCGCAAGACGATCATCGGCGATACACACATCATCACCCAGAATTACAAATGATTCTGGCAAATTGTTAGTCCGACATAAGTCGGCAATAAGAATGTTGTGTGAGATAGCAAACGAGAAGAACGATGGACCAAGCCCAAGAGGCTGGCCACGGGTAAAGACATGTGTCTTTATCACCCCATTCTCCTTAGAAAACCAAGGAGATTGAGCGACTTCCTTGAAGATGCTTATCAAGCATCTCCAGTTGTCTCTATCACTATCATGTTCAGGGATAATCCTATTTTCTAGGACCCCGATCTGATAAGGTAAAGGGAACAAGTTGGTGGCATCAGAGAGATCGATCGAATGAACGGTCAATCCATCATTTAACCACTCCTGTACCTTCTTAACCCCGGCATCCTGATCGAATGTGAAATCATTCGATAGGGTACGTACCACGTTACCAAGAGCCTCTTTTAGTGGCTCGAGAGCAGCCTGCACAACCCTTGATGGGTTAGCAACTGCACGCAATTTGTACCCCGGCTCTTGAATGTAGGAAATTTTGCCTACACACAAGTTAACGGGAGAAACAGAGTATTTAATCTCTGCAGTTCCTTCACGCCACATGTCATTTACAATTGATAAGGGCACAACTTTATTAAATATATCGCTGTGTCTTCTCATCATTGAAAAGATGGGTTTGCTTGCCAAAGCAAACATCAAGGCAATGAAGGCATCCGTTTCCTGATAGGATTTCCCATCAGGACCTGGTTGAAACGACCTACTCGAAAGTGGGACGTTTGTCCAAGGTTTCCATTTCGATAATCTCGGGATTTTCATCACGGGACCAGGTAATGGAACCAACTTCAGACCAGTCTTATCATCCGATGACATGGATGAGAAGAACTTCTCTCGCTGAGTATCCGTAACCTTTTCGGAAACAAACGAAGAGTAGATCATAATCGCATTGATGGCGATAAATCTACCACGTTTGTTCTTTTCGGCTAACCGAAATAACTCAGATATTGGGCCACTAGGGAGACCGTCCTTATTGCGACGGACCCATGGAACAACCTGCTGACGACCTGCCAGCCGATTGACTAATTCCACCTTGAGTGACTTGAGCCGATTCACGGTCCATTCCGGACCGGAACATTTTGCCCATTCTGAAACCAGTG